GGTCTTCCGGAAAGTCTCCCCAGCTCTTCACCACCTCGTCGGGAATAGAAACACCGGAGCAGAAGTCACTGCTGAATCGCTCTTTTCCCGAGCAGACCCAGCGGTTCTTCCCTCCGGTGTAGGAACGCATCAGCCTGTGACCACACTTCGCGCAGAACAGTTGATGCCGATATGGGAGCGTGTCGAGCAAGGGCTTCTCCTCCGGTTCCGGCTTGGGATTCTGCCGGACGCCAAGCGCCTGCTGTGCTTTCTCCCAGAGTTCATTCGTCACGATCGGCGGATGATTCTCTGCATAGTAGATCATGGCGTGCTCTCCGGCGTTCTTTCTCTCCTTCCGGTGTTCATCCGAGTAGTGTTTGAACTGTACGAAGTCACCTTTGTATTCCTCGTTCGTGAGGATTCTCGTCACCGTGGTGCGGTAGAACTTGGCTCCCCGCTTTGTCGTCACGCCCTCACTGTTCAGGTAGTTTGTGATCTGCCCTACTGTGAATCCATCCGCAGCCATCTCGAAGATTTCCAGCACGCGGCCTGCGTTCTCATCCGGAACGATCTCCCCGTCTGCATTCTTCGTGTATCCGAAAACCCGCTGGATCTGCTGGATGGCTTCCTGCTTCTCTACCTTCCGTTTGATCGTCATCTTTGTGCCGAGGCGGTTGGATTCGCTCTCGGCCTGTCCGAATGCAGCAAACAGTGTCATGAGCAGCTCTCCGCCTTCACCGAGGGTGTTGATCTGCTGCAGCTCGAAGAATACACCGATGCCCCGGCTCTTCAGGAGCCTTGTAGCATCGAGCACCGTGGCTGTGTTCCGGGCAAAGCGGGTGATGGACTTCGTGATGACCAGCTCAAACTTCCCGTCTTTCGATTCCTCGAGCATCCGCTGGAACCCGGGCCTTGCTTCCTTGAATCCCGAGATACCAAAGTCGTAATAGATCTCGACAAGCTCGTAGCGCCTGTCTTCTCCGATCGTCTCCCGGTAATGCCGGATCTGGTTCTCAAGGGAATATTCCTGATCCTCGTGCTTGCTCGATACCCGGCAATACACCGCTGCCCGTATCCTGTGATCCTTTGGCTTCTCGATATGAGGAAGAAGGATTACATGGCTGTCGGCATCAGCCGAGGACAATGAAATCTGGCTTGTTGTCATGTTCTTTCTCCTCCTTCTTTTTCTGCTTGGCAAGCGCCGCTGCTCTCTGCTCTGGTGTCCGGTAGGAACTGTCACCGGAAAGGCGCTCGAGCAGGATGCGCCTCGTTGCCGTATGCTTTTTCCCGGAAAGTCCCATGCTGTTCATCCAACTGCGGAAGGTGTATTTCTCGTTCTCCACTTCCGGTGCATCACCCTTCAGCCATTTGGAATGGCGGCAGGTGTCAGTGATAGTCTCTGCAAAGTCGCGGAATGCTTCTCTCTCATCTTCAGAGCGCCCATCCGGAAATCCGGTGAAGACTACTTTTTCCTTCAGGAATGTGATGCCCTTCAGAGCTTTATCTCCTCCGCAGGCGATGAATGCTTCATTGAATTCGAAAAGGTCCTCCGGAGGATTGTCCTTCAGCACCCGTACCAGCGCTGCCGCTACATAGAAGGCATTCGGCTTGCCTATCGCCTTGTTGATAAGCGAGCCCCTTGCCGCGAATGTGTTTACAAGGTTCACTCTTGTCAGGGCATCACAGCCAATGTCAAATTCCATCCCGGTGGAGCTGTCATCCTTAGCAACGTACCCAAGCTCCTGCATCTTTCTAATGAGCGAAGGATCCGCTTTTTCATCCTCTACCCGGATGCTGGCGTTCCGAAGGACTGTATAAGGACCGACACTGTAGTTGAAAGTCGGAGCGCCGGCATACTTGACTGGCTGTTTTATCTCATCTTTCAAAAGCCGCACCAGTGCAGCTCTGTCTGTGATAGTTGTCGTAATTTCCATGCTTGCCTCCTTTCGGTAGTCTATAGATCACTCTGAAGTGCAATAGTATCAAGTCATTTCTGGCTTTCTCTTCCTTATATTTATATAAGGGACATCACCTGGATCTCAGCCCTTCCCGAAGTAGTCGAGGACGTAGTGCTCATGGCAGCAATACTTCCGATTCTTATTGCCGTAGACCTCGAAGGTCTTCCCGCAGTACGGGCACACCTTGACGTAGATCGCAGAGGGCTTTTTCTTCTGCTCATCCCGGTGCAGCTTCCAGTACTTTCTGCGGCACGCCTCGCAGCAGAAACGCTTCCGTCTTCCCGGGTGATGTTCGTCCTGTGCAATAGGCTTTCCACAGAAAGCGCAGGCTTCTCTTGCTCTGATCTTATCGAGCACGCCCTCCATAACCGGTGCCTCGTTGCACGGCAGATCCTTGCAGCGATACCGAATTGCCTCTGTGTTGAGGCCGGTGTAATCTGTGATCTTCCGATAGCTCATGCCGTTTGTCCTGAGCAGGATGGCCTGCTCCAATTCTTCATCTGATATCTTTCTTGCCATATCCGTTCTCCTTTTGCGCTCTGGTTGTCGATACAGTGATCCCTTCACTACTCACAGGACAGATAGGTCTGCTTTGAGCAAAGGATTATCCCGGCACATATAAACGGAACTTTCGAGGAGAAATCGGAAATGGAATGAAACAAAAAAAATAACGGGCATCCCGAAGGACACCCGTTGATGTACAGATTATGAAGTTTTCAAAGCAGGTAATTAGTCGATATAGATATCATGAATGGTCGGTATGAAGTCCTCAAAGTGGGTGACCAGCTCTGCATCTTCCTCTGGCCAGTCTTTATATGCATTCCCATACTTCTTTATCTTCTTATTCATCCACGCAAGTAGCGCCTGCGGCATCGCCTTCGGCCCCTTGTTCGCCATCATCACTTCTTTGTCAGCGTATGTGCCATATTCTGCAATATTAAAATTCCGCACGGTGCCACTGTAAATAATGGCTTTATGTTTGTCTTCCTCCTTCTTACTGAAATGTAGATGGAAACTTGTAATCCTGATCTCATCATCAGGATTTAAACCCAAAACATACTCAAGAATTGTTTGATGCTTTTGTTCTGCCAACGCCCTATTCCCCCCTGTACTTCATTGTTGTTAATCCCATAATAACACCACATTTTTCAGAACGGGGAAATAATAGGGCGTTGTCCAGACTTAATTACTTCACCCGGATCTTCCATCCCACCTGGATCAGATTTACATTCCTGATCAAAGTTGGATTCAGTTTCTGAATTGCGGAAACGCTTGTACCATATTTCTGTGCAATCGCGGAGAGCGTATCTCCGCTTCTTACCGTGTAGTAGACGGCCTGACCTGCACCGAGCAGCTCGTTCACCTTTGCCTGAACGGCAGAGTAATCATAACCTGCAGTCGTGATGCGGCTCTTCCTGTCATCACCGTTGCCCCACTTCCCGGCAAGCACCTCCCGGGCAAGTTCATCGACCGTCTTGTTCGGCTGAACCGGAGTGGTTGTGGTAGTACCTCCCTGCTTGGTGTATCCGTTGTAGCCGCCTGCTTTGATAATGGACGGGTAGTCCTGATACGAAATATCCAGGTCAACATTTCCGTTGATCCCGTTCACCTTCCCGGAGGACGAATACTGCCATATTCCGAACGCTCCGCCATAGGTGCATTTCGAAGCATACTGCGCTACCCAATGGGTGAATGGCGTGAGCTTTGAATCATCCATCCGGTCACGGAAGCCTGAATAAGCTGACCCATATACACCCGCAAAATATCCAGCAGATTCCAGCGTATGGCAGAAGGCAATCGTTGCCTCCGTGATGCCGGCCTTGGCGGATGCAGGCTGAGCTTCATTATCCATGAACACAGGATATTCAAGCTCCTTTCCTTTAAGCTGTGCAAGGAAGCGCTGTGCGTCGGCCTTTCCAGCTTCAGCAGAAATGCATCCCGGCCCCACGAAATAGTACGCTCCGACAGCTATCCCGTTTGCTTTGGCACCTTTGTAATTCTCTTCCCATCTGGGGTCTGTGTAGAATCCGGCATCGGATCCACCTGACTTGATGATGGCGAACTGGATCCCGGAAGCCTTCACCTTTGCCCAGTCGATATGTCCCTGCCAATGGCTGACATCTATTCCTTTGTATTCACTCATGACTTTTCCTCCTATAAGAAAAGCCCTCCGGGCAATGACGCCCAGAGAGCCAATGTTGCTCCTATGACGGAAGGAGCATCCGGGATACGAGGATCACCTCCTCTCACTGATTTGTCTTTGTAAGCTGCTTGTAGATCTGGTTCACGCCAGTTGCCGCTAGACCAGATACGATGCCAACAGCCAGAGCGTTGATGACATCCTTTGCCGGGAAATCCGGCATCAGGTACAGCCCCGCAATGCCGAGCACCGCACCAACGCATCCGCAGATCACCGGGATCAGCTCATCCTTCACGGAGCCTGCTGCCTTGCAGCCGATACCGACCAGATACGCAATTACCGTGATTGCCGACACATTTGCAATTCCAAAATCCATAAGTCATTCCTCCTTTTCTCTACTGTCTGCCGTAAGCGGCAGTTCCAGACACTTCTTATACAAAGACTCCCCGGTTCCGTTGCCGCCGAGTGCCTTGTATGGCTTAAACAAATACTCGAGATTGCTCCTATCCTCCGGAGAACACCATCCCCGGGCAATAAAAAAGCTGCAGGCCTGATAAATCCGGTCGTGCAGCAATGCCATCATTCCTTCTTTGATTTCGTCGTTCTCCTGCTTCCTTCGGAGCAGTGCTCGCCACAGCCACGTGATGATGGCAATGATCAGGGCAAACAGTTCCTGAATCCAGTAACGTAAGATAAAATCTATCAACGGTTTCTCCTTCTTTCATGCTACGTGCTTTGTAATGTCATACTCCTCATTCACTGCCGTCCATCCGCTTGATTCTGCGTCTGTTCTGTAGAAGGATACACACTCACCTTCTGCTATCGTATACGCTGTCTCAAAGAAGCTGAAGGTTCCGTCCCATTTACTTCCTTGCTTCACCAACCGCAGCATTGCATCTCCGTTCTCGAAGAAATACATCTCGAAGATCTGCTCCACGCTGTGGTTTGAGTAGTATGAGCTTCCTTCCCAGCGGATCCTGTAACAATTCAGATCCAAATCTGCCAAGTGATATACAGCATGGTAGAAAATCGTACCATAGGCATCGCGCCGGTTTATCTTGATATCTTCTGAACCAGTCACGCCAAGCCATGAGTTTGTACTGACGTAGAACGTCGTCCTGTCTGTTCCCTTGTATGGCCAGCCCATGACAGTATTAGTGAAAGTGATCGTCTGATCGTCTGCACCGGTTGAAAATCCAATGGTCATACTATTCGTATCTGCCAGCATGGTTTCCATTGTCCGTTCCAGTATCGGGCTGTCGCAGTCTGAATTATGGTGATCTATGTCATACATCTCATCAACGAGCCGGTATCTGGTGCCAAAGAAGTCGTCCCGATAGATAGAAAGATGGCCTCCTGCTCCCGGATCCGTAAAAACTGTATTATTCAGCTTGTATGCGCCGGTGCGATTGGCGCTCTCACCATATTTCAGAATATGAAGCAACGCATCGCCATTTCCAAGGAACGCAAAATCCCACGAAGAACGATATTTCTGATCCTGATTGTATGGCATGTAGCCATCCCATGTGACACGGATCATCGACTTCACATCATCCATCGGAAGTTCCAACAGATAAAGGTTCAGGTAGCCGTCATCCCTGTTATTTACACAAAGACTCATATCTCCACACGTTAGAAGGGAATCCCCAGTAAGAGCAATCGTTGAGTTCGTCTTTCCCTCTGCCGTGATATCCGGGCACTGCACCAGAAATGGTCTTGCCTTGAACTTCTGCAAGGTAATCGAATAGGTACCGCCGTCACTATAGGTAGACGTGAGATTTGTTCTTCCTAGTGTGATACCATCCAAGGTGTCGATTTCATTCTTTATCGGAAGGCTCAGCGTTCTGGATGCACCGTTCTTGTTCAGATACGCCGTTGTCTTGGCCTGTACCTGAAATCTTGTCCCCTTCGTGATCCTTTCGGTATCTACCGATGCTCTGGCAAGCAGTTCATTCACATAAGAGATTTCTGTAATTCCTGGGGCATCGAAATCTGAAATACTGAGAGACGGATTCAGTACGGTGTCTGATCTGAGCCAAACCGTATGAATGTCATGCGGCATCACCAGCATGTTGCTTTCAGAATCTGAAAGGAACAAGTTGTTGACACCTCCATCACCACCCTGCGAGATATCGAGAACTTTCGGCACAAGTACCGACAAAGCTTCCTTGTGATTTGCAGCAACGCCCATTGTCACCAGGTTGTCAGCGAGTTTATTCCGGAGTGTATTGAGCCTGGAAAGATAATCACTAATCGCCATTCATGCCTCCTGTCCGATGATATCCTTCAGCACGGTTTCCACATCACCAATCGCCGCCGTCACCGCTGCATTGGTTACAGGATTCATAGAGTCCTTGTCCAGAACGCTGTCGACATCGATATGCACATTTTGAATGGCTTCTGCCAATTCCTGTTTATCGGTGAAATTGGCATTCCGTGCCTTTGGATTCCCGGGAAGATCCAAGGTCATGACATTACTGTCCTTGGAGCAGATCTGCCCTTCCTGAAGATACCCAATTGCATGGCAAAGATATGTACCCGCTTGCTCTGGAATTTCAAGTTCTCCAGAAAGTTCATATACAACGTGGCTCGCCGTCCTGCCATCACACTCCAGTTCAATCCGGTAGCAGTCATAGACTACTTTCTTTTCTTCCGGCTCTGTGATGGCGTAACTCAGTACTTTCCTTTCCGTATCCAACGCAAGCGAGAGCACCGGAGCTGTGTTCTTCTCCTTATTCGGATGAAGTGGCACCACTACACGAGAGAGATCCCGATAGCGCAGTCGGTAGAAACCAACGGCACCGAGCTGCGGGAAAGACTTGACACCGATATGCCGTACCTCTCTCGGCGTCATACATACTTCCGGCGGGCTGCTCCATGCCAGGTTATCGTAATCAGCAAGGGTAATCTGTGTATGCACCTGCCAAGGTGTATGTTTGTCGGAAACATAGTGCTGATACAGGCTATTGTCCGGCTGATTGGCGATGAAGTTCTGGATACCGTTCTGTGGCCCTGCAAAGTTCTTAATAAAATTGAGTGGCACATCATCACCTCCCTGCATTCAATCTGTTACTGTGCAAAAGAAATCGTAGGATTGAAATCAAAAATATAATCAGAACTCTTCCATGGACGATCAATTGCGGCATCCATCGTCAGCACATCATTTGCGGCAGGTGCATTTGCAAAAACGATGCCGGAACCTCTATGACAGAATTGGCTGTCGCCTGCGGCCTGATAGAGTCCTAAGGTATCTTTATCTCTCGTTCCGTCAGGCCATTTGACAGAAATCTTCATGTAGTTCATCACATAATCTTTATCGAGCCTATGATCGGTCGTATCTGAAAAGCTGTTATTGTAGCTGCAGGAGATCGGAAGAGAAAGAACATCTGTGTAGGTTTTTCCATCTTCTGACACAGAGTAGGTTAGCGTCGTTCCCTCTGGAATTTCATATTTATCGCTATAACGGCTTGGCATGGTGCATGTCCAAGTTCCCGGAACAATCGTATTGATCGAATTACCGAGCAACGGATCCGTCATATAGGAGATGATCATTGGCGTAGATTCATTCAAAGAGTGGCCTTTGTCGTTATATCCATTTACTACCTTCTGCTTTGTTCCCGGAATAAAGAAACCATACTGGTCAACATAGTTTGCCTGCGGAATCTGGTCACTATACTGCAGTAATTTCTTAAAGAATGTCCCCTGCGTGATACCCTGCATCCTTCTCGCATTTCCGAGATGATCACAGGTATAGTCCACGCCCCTTGTAAGGGCAACTCCATTCTTGTAAATCACTTCGGTATCCTTCACCCAGACAGGCAGCACAGGTGTAAATTCCTTTGTGACTCCATCTCCTTTTCCAAGAGACATCCCGGTCAGAGTTCTCTGTGGAAAGAGCTTTGCATTTGGAAACCGGAAGGCAAAAGAAGGAGTCTCCATAGATGCCAGTGCATCGGAAGGCCGCGAATAAGAAAATGCCACCATGTTCACATACATTTCCGGGCTGTTCGAAGTGGAAAACCGACATCCGGACATCGTGTAAGTCGTATCCTTCCATGCAGCGGTATTACCCGCTTTCTGCCGGGGCTTAAACAGATAATCAATATTTGCGGCATCTGTCAGTTCCAGACAGCTCTGGTAGCTGTAATAGGAATAAAAATATTCGAAGAAATGGTAGCTGTCGATTAGCACATTTCCACCAAAAGAAAATACGAGCTCACTCTTACTGATATCTCCTCATGTCACATAGAAATCCACGGAAACAGTCAACTCATCAATGTTCGTCTTGTTGATACTGATCGGGTTTCCTTCAGAGTCCATGATCATTGCATGTGTATACAAATGGCCTCCTCCGGCAAGTCCAAGTTCTGAGATGTTCGCCGAATAAGTATCCGACGGAGGGATCACAAAAGTGACATTGAACTTCCGTTCATTCTCGCTGATGACTTCCATATCCCCAAAGGATCGCTTCACGTTGGCATCGCCAGTTCCGGCACTGAATGCTGGCGTGAACATTTGTGTATCTGTTGCAGAAGGAGTTCCTGACCCAGTACCAAAATAAACTCCACTGACTTCACAACTATATCCATTCGAATAATAGGGCAGATGTCCGACCAGATTATATATTCCGTAGGTAGTCAGGATGTTGTGCGTCCTCACGGACTGTCTCTTTCCAGTTAAAGTGTTTCGAAGCGTCAGGGTATATTCTGTTTTGATGCCGATAGGCGACTTTTCATTTCTCATCATCTTTCCTCCTCAGAGCAATCCGTCAGATCGGCTGCTCGTTTTTATCGTAATAACCGACAGCAGCATAAGAAACTGGCGCCTTAGGGAGCGTGATTCTCTCATCACCCGCTGTTTTTTCCGGATTCTTTCTGCCGAAGAACAATTCAGTTGCATCCTTCACGCTGACCGGAAGAATAAGGTTCTCTTTGCTCTTCCCAGTCAACTCCCCTTTATGGGTGTAATAGGCCGGTTCATTTGCTGTATTCTGCGGCAATGCGACAGCTTCCTTGGATCCATAGTCGTTATATCTTGTGCGGTCAAAGATAAAAGCGGTCTTCAGAACACCCACCCGAACAACACCATAGTCTCCAATCTGGGCGAGAAAGGTAGGATCATCCTCCGGGTTGAGTGTGACGTCATACTCGTATTTCAGTGCAGATGGAACAGGTGCCTCCGACAGCTGGATTCTCAGAGTAGATGTCCTGTTTTCCTTATCCTCAGCAAATTCCCATGTTCTGACAGAGTAGCTTCCATCAGGCTTGGGTGTGCAGACAAAAGAAAAATCAGAAGGACTCATCTTCTCACCATTTCTTTTCTGAAACAGCCGATTGTATTTCACTGAGTATGTCAGACCATCCTCACTTTGCGTCTTTTCCTGCACGTTTACGGAAAGGTCAGTTCCCGGCGGATACAAACACGACTCCGGAATCGCGGTCTCCGGAAGATCAATCTTTTCTCTGGGCACCGCCTGCATCACATATGTCCGGTCGGTAATATAGATCTTTGTTCCATTTGATGTGGAGTGAATTGTCACCGCCATTCGATAATCATTCAATCTGGCAACAGAGCAGTGATCTGCATCAGAAATGCTGCTGTCCACCTCATACGCTTTGTCCCATTTCATGACACCAACATCCGAGAAGTACTTGTACTGCCGGTACCAGACATGACCAGATTTGATATAAACGACAACAAGCCCCTGATCCTGAGAAAGCTTCACCTCCGACTTGAATCCTCGGCAGGCATGAACAGAGCTGACGCCGCTGTCAAGCTCAAGTCGCATGGTCTCATCTTCTCCCTCCTGCCCATGGAGCATGCCGTCTTCAGTCACCCAGAAATACCAGGGCTGATCCTTTGTCACCAGCGTAAAAACTTCCTCTGTAGACCGCCGCGTCCAGTAACCATTGAACTCGATCGCCGCGTCTACCGCCTTGCCAAGATCTGCAACACTGGCCCACTCCGGACGTTTGGTTGCCTTCTCGTCATAGTCGCGGTGCGCCACTAGAAGCTCCCCGTCCTCAATGCCAATGGCCCAGATCTGATCCGGGCCGTTCTGTTCCTGCAGCTGCCGGACCGAAATATCCCGGACATCCATTGTCAGATCATCGAGAGCTTCCACGTAGTTTCCCGCATTGATCGAGAAGAACAGTGCCCGTGTATCAATTATGACTCTGCCGGAAGTGCACTGTGCCGTGACAACCAGAGAATGTACTCCCTGCAGTCTCTCAAGATACGCATGTGGAATTCCGATCGTCCCGCCGCCGCCTTCAATGATGTCAAACTCACAGGGTGAGAACAGTTCTTCCACCGTCGTGTCATAAAAACGCAGGATCAAGTGCGAGGCTTCACTTGCCGTATAGCTCATCAGAAAGTGTCCTTCCACATCAACCTGTTGGCTTACGTAGAATGTGATATTGCCGATGATCTGCTCATATACGCCAAATTCCATCGGGCCGGTGTTGTAGTCATAGAGCAGCTTGTTAATGGACTTTGTCACCGACTCCACCTGCGAAATCAGGCCGGAAAGATCCTTGTCGCTCTTATCATTTCGTGTTGCCAGCGCTGGATTCTTTCCAACACCCTCGATCTCAAACCTGCTGTTGTAGGTGTAGGTAAACTTCGTGATGCATGACAGCTTCGTACCATCTGCTGCGCCGCCGGAAAAGCAAAGCACATCCATCAGGTCAAAAGCCGGATCGCCAATCATGGAAACCTTGAACGGTACATACTGAATAGCGCTGAGTGCAGATAGAATATTCTCGCAGCAGCCGTCACGAATCTGGTCATTCTGAAGAAATGGATTGCTGCCCAGATCGTAAGTGAGCCCATTGTCTTCCTCTGCTCCGTAGTAATTTGTTTTCTCCTCTGCCTGATTCACAACAGAAAGACCAGTGTATTTCGTCTCATAGTCTCCAAAAGTACATCCGGAAAGTCTGTGGCTGTCGTCAATCGTATCAACCACATCTGTGTTATACGTTCGAAGGACAAGTCTGCCGTCTCGATCTGCAAAGGCATTTGCAGCGCAGGTCTGCGCGATCCAGGAAACCACATCACGCCATGTGGAGATATCATTATCCGCCGACATTGTGACCTTAACCTTACCATTAGGAATCGTCTCAAAATCTGCTGCACTCATCCCAAGCGTCATCTTACAATTCGAACAGGCAAGCGTGAGGATCTCATGAGGCGTTCCAGTCAGCCGCTCTGCGGAGAAAGTACGGTCCAGAAGAGACATGTTGTCGTAGGCTGTGATGGCGATTCCGCTGGTTCCCCACTGCGCATCGGATATGGTGTAGACGCCAAGCGGAACGTCCTCATAAGAACCGTCTGCCACCTTCATGCCAAAGACTGGGATCAGTTTACCGTTCTTCAGAGAATACCGATCCGCATCAAACCCGATCAGCGTCACTCTGAGTTCCGCAATATACACCTGCCCGATCAGAACCTGCGTCTCATCCGAGCACTGATTGGAAATAGAGAAAGAGCCGGATAGAATGTTCTGATCCGTGAAGACCGATCCATTGATGGTTCCGCGCATCCGATACCGCTGTACGGGACTTTTTCTTGCTTTCAGATATGCGTCCGATACGTTGTACATCCTGCTCTCCTCTCCTTAGAACTCTTCCAGATCAAAACTCACAGTATAGAGTCCGTTCGTTCTCTTCGTTTTCTCCGAATGCTCCTCGAGTCCCGGTTTGAAATTTCGCATGCGCATTTGCCGCGTCTTATAGTCTTGCGTTTTCAGGTCATAGAGCTTCACGGTTATGCTGTCCTTATCCCGAAAAGCTGCAAACTTTGCCGCCCAGCTTGCCGAGCATTGAAAAGAGGCAGAGACAGACAGTTTGTCACTTCGAATGACAATCACCTGATCTGTTCCTGCCTCGGTCTGATTTACACTTTCGACTACGCTATTGCTTTCTTCCCACTTCGATGGTGAGAAGAGTTTTACATCATCGAAGTAAATTGGGTAATCCTTAAGCATCATCTGCCTCCTGAACGGTAATTCACCCGCTGCTGTGCCTTGACGACCAGTTCGTCTATCCGTTCATTTCCGATATAGACCGGGATAATAATATCTCCACCGGATACACCGGCCAGAGCACCCTGCACGATTTCTGCCAGTTTATCGGTTCCGACTACAGCTTCCTGCCCCGCTTCACCGCCACCAAGAAGTCTTCCTCCTGCAGAGCCGAAGATCGTCGGACTGTTCAGAATATAGGCATCATCCATTGCTTTCCGGTACCAGTCCACAGATAAATGCGGTACGGACGGAGGATCAATGGAGAGCTTTCCGCTGATGGAGAAATGCGGAAGCTTGATATGCGGGAGTTCCAGATGGCATCCCGCAAAGAATCCACTGATCCGGCTTAGACCACCACTCACGATGCTTTTTGCATTCTCTATCATCGCTGAGAAGGCTCCCTTGATCGCATCGAGCATTCCCTGTGCAGAAGACAGGGCATCGCCGAGCTTCCCACCTGTTAATTCATTGATCTTCGAGAATCCTGTCTCCCAGATCGACTTGTAGGCATCCACAGCGGTACCAATGATTCCCTTGATCCCGCCGCCGTGCTGCTCCACCGAGGACTGGATTGCATCCCACGTATTCCCGGTGTTGGTCTTTACGGTATCCCATGCAGTGCTGATCGTAGTCTTTATGGTATCAAAGGCCGTACCTGCCGTCGTCTTGATGCCATCCCATGCACCCGAGAGCGCGGTCGTAATGCCGCTCCATGCCGCCGATGCGATTTCACTAATCGTTGCCCAGGTATTTCCTAGAAAATCAGAAATTCCAGTAAAGACTGTGGTTGCTGTCGAACTGATGCCGCCCCAGAGCTCTGTAAAGAAGCTGCTGATTCCGTTCCAGACAGTCTCTGTCACAGTCTGAATGCCGTTCCACAGCCCGGAGAAGAAACTACCGAGCCCTTCACCGATGGACTGTACCCCAGAGCACACAGTTTCCCAGACACCGCCGAACCATTCAGAGATTTCTCCCCAGTGCTTCACGATCTCGATGACCGCAACCACAGCAGCGACCACAGCAGCGATGATCCCGATGATCGGAAGGATTGGTACCGAAACTACCGTGATCGCTGGAATCGCCGTTCCGGAGAGAAATCCGACAAGTTTTCCGACCACACTTGTGACGGATCCAACTGCCGTGACCACCTTGCCGACACCGACGACAACTGGTCCTACGGCTGCAGCGATGAGTGCTGCCTTAACGATAGCTTCCTGCATACCTGGAGAAAGGCCGTCCCACGCACCTTTCAGCGCAGTCACCACATCCTTGATCTGGGTCATGGCTTCCGTGATCATCGGGGCAGATGCATCCACGATTTCTGCACCGAGGTCTTTCAGATTGTTCATGACAATCGTCATCTGGTCCAAAGGATCCAGTGTTTCATTGAACGTGTTCTCTACCGACCCGGCATAATCTCCAAGCGTGGTAGAGAGGTCGTTTAATGAGAGCTTGCCACTCTGAACTGCATTGTAAATGGCACCACCGGCGCGAGAGCCGAACAGATCGTAGGCTGCCTGCAGCTTCTCGGTATCCGTGGCATTGCTGCTCATGGTTTTCGAGAAGTCCTTCAGAGCATCACTCAGGGACTGCCCGTTTTTCGTCGCAACCTTCTGTGCCTTGGTAAGACCAGTGAGCATTGTCGAGGTATCAAGGCCTGACATCTCAACTGCGCCCATGAAGCCTGCCGCCTGCTCAGCGGAAAGGCCCATCGCCTGAAATTGTCCGGCATTCTTGGCAAGGTCCTGTGAGAGCGTATCCATCGACACACCCGTTGCCTGCCCGACCTGGTTCAAGGCATCGAGGAGGTTCCCGGCATCATCCGACGACTGTCCGAAAGCATTGAGGACGGAAGATACGTTATCAACCGAGGTGGATACATCTGTCGAATTCAGTGTGGCGAACTCCACAAACTTCGTGGAAAGATCCTCGAGTGCATCGCCGGTTAGACCAAATCTCGTGTTCACCTCGCCGATGGCATCACCGGCGGTCTGGAAATCAGTCGGGATCGTCTCTGCGATAGACTTCGCCCGGTTCTGCATATCCTCAAGGGCTGCACCGCTTGCGCCTGTCTTCTGAGTTACAGTATCGAGGGCTTCATCAACTTCCTTCCACGCGGCAACCGAAGCGGCACCGACCGCAGCGACCGGAACCGTGATGCCTTTGGTGAGCCCTTCACCCACATCGCTGATCTTGCCGCCGACTTCCTTCATCTTGTCACCGGCGACCTGAAGCTGCTGTCCGGCAACGGAACCAAACTTCTTGTACTCGTCCTCGAGTCCTTCCAGCGACTGCTTGGTCGCCTCGATTTCCCGGGTTAGAGCTTCCTGCTGCTTCTGCGTCTCCTCTGTCTGTGGACCGGCTTTGAGCTGTGCGAGGGCTTCCTTCTCCTCGGCAAGCTTCTTCTTTGTCGCATCGATCGCGTCGGTGAGGTATTTCTGCTTCTGCGCCAGAAGATCAGCGTTGCCGGGATCCATCTTCAGGAGCTTGTTGACGTCCTTTAGATTACTCTGGGTATCCCGGATCTCTTTGTTCACGCCTTTCAGGGCATTGGAGAGCTTTGTGGTATCGCCGTCCAGCTCGATTGTGATTCCTTTAATGCGATCTGCCATAGTCTCCTCCCTTCATGGCACGAAAAAACACCGGCTCATCACCGATGCGGTTTAGAATTGATCGAAATCTTGCTGCGTTGCTACCTGTCGGTATTCATCGTCACAGAGGTCGTTCCCGGATTCGATGATCATGTCCATCACAGCGCCCTCGTCCAGCTCATCCAGCTCGGACAGTGTCAGCCCCATCTGCTTCGCCCTCAGGAGGTATACTGCCGTGTTTACTTCCCGCTCCGTTGGGCGGCTTCTTTTTTTGGCTTAGAACTGGTCCTCCGTGAGCCAAGATAAAGCGTGACGAACTCCTGCATGTGCAGGAAGAGCTCTGCCCCATCGAACTGGTCTGCCCATTCAAGAAAGGCATCCACGTTCAGGGTATTCATGTCCCGCTTCTCTGCCTGTGCATTCATGATGAAGGCCAGCTTGTCACCGACCGTCATGTCGGTCTGGTCGTCCTCGCTGTTCTCCATCTTATTTAAGAGGATCATCAGGTCCTGATGGAACACCTGCTTATAACGATATGCTGTGGTTCCCGTTGCGAGGAACGGGAAGCTCTTCTCCCCCTCCCCACAGGTTTTAAGAGTAATCTCCTGATACATTAGCCTGCCTCCTTATCACTTGCCGCTTGTCGTTGTAGTCGATGTTGTGGAAGTTGTGGTTCCTGTCGCCTTCGCCGCAGCAGGTGTGTAGACCTTGCTATACCAGTTCTGGTAGGTCGCATCTGCCGTATCCGCACCGGAACGGGCCTTGACGATGTTCTTGCCAAGCGTCGCATCTTTGATGCTGGTGGCATTGATCGTGAGACTCTCCGTCTGCACCTCGATGGAATCCTCCTTCGTGGACGATGCAACAGACGGTCTCGTTGCCGTGCAGTTGTACATGACATGGCGGATCTCATTCACATCGCCGTCAAACTCAAAGAGCAGCGCGAAGTGAATCGGCTGTGCATCGGCATCCTCGATCAGGACTCCGTTTCCATCCTTGATCTCACCCAGCACGTTCTCGCGGAAGTCCTCCGGTACCATTGCAGACTCGAAGTCTCCGTTGTAGCCGCTGTTCGCATTGGTGACAAAGTACTGCACGCCATCCGCCCAGAAGATCGTCTGGTCTCCCTGTGCATCCAGCGAAAGAGATACAGCGCCCGGCCACGCTACTGGATCGGCAAAGGTGGCTGTTCCGTCCTCCGCAATCGTTGCGATGGCATAATGTACATTCTTCAGGTTGTACTTGACCTTATTCTTTTTGCTTCCCATTTCATGCCTCCTTTTCAAATGAATACAGGACCTCGTAGAGCTTCTCCGACTCTATCCAGGTCTCTGTCTTTTCAAAGAAGATCCCGCTCCCAATGAGCAGACCTTCCAGTTTCTTTTCTATCTCCGGATCCTTCTTGTCCGTGTAGAGCTCGATGTCGATTTCCGTAATCGGAAAATACACCGTCCCATCCGCAGCGAAGTTGTCGCTGTTCGGACAGCGGAAACAGAGGAAGGGAGGATCCGGTCCCTCGCCCTCCGCAAAATGATCGTAGGCATAGGGAAGCCCCAGCTCCTCCAGAATCTGTATGATCTTATCCATTGCATCCTCCCGGCATCAGCCCTTCAGTTCCTTCTCAATCTCATCCGACAGCTTTCCGGTGATCTCTTCCTCGACCGGAGCGATATGAGGAGTGCCCTCGACTCGCCCGCCTCCACGCTTGGCATGGCCTTTCTCAAGGAGATGCGTCAGTCCATAGATCTTGTTGTGAACGACCACTTCAGCTCCGATCGCTGATTCCTTCTGGACGGTAGAACGCCAGCCCTTTGCATACTTTCCGGTGCGTTTCGGTGATTTCTCCTTCAGTTCCTTTACGGCTTCCTTCCCGGCATCCTTGATCTCCTGCTTTACGATGTCGTTCACATCGTCGGCATAATCCGAGAGTGTCTTCTCGACCGTTGCCGCCAGTTCATCTACCTTGATCTTCATCGCTTCACCTTCTCGCACTTGAATTTAAGGCTGTTGTGCCTAAACCCCATCGGATCAATAGCGGTGACATTGTAGATGGCATCGCCCAGCCGGATCCGGATCTTTGTGGAATCGAGTCCTTCAAGGCACTTTGCATAACGGACCGTAAAGTCAATCGCATCCGTGCTGTTGGTAGTCCCGGCTTCCTGCTTCTCTGACCCTCCACTCTGAACCGGTGTCGCCCAGCAGGTGTAGAAGTCGACCCACGTATTTGTGTGGTTGCCGTACTTATCCTTCACGACCTCGTTCTTCTGGATCGTAAGCCGGACATTCATTGCCGCGATATTCATCTCCCACCTCCATCAGAACCTCGGGTCCCGTTCTCCGAAGAGAAGGTTCCGGAGTGTGATCGTCAGTGCATGATGATCAGCTTCTTCCCGATGCTCGTTGATGTAAGCGAGAGAATACAACACTGCCACCGTGACAATCGGACTATCGTCTTCTCCAAGACTGTCCTTCCGGAGAACCGAAGCGACCAGACTCTCGGCGGCATCCAGTTCCTGCTGAATGATGTCGTCTTCATCGTTCGAATCGACCCGGAGATATTTCTTTGCTTCATCCAGTGAGAACATCACTGCCTCCCTTCCAGCCAGAAAGAAAGCCCAGGGCTGTGACACCCCGAGCTCTCAACATTACTTTGTTACGACTGCGGATCAGGCAGATGCGCCTGCCTTCATGATCTGCACGGCCTCCGGCAGCACCAGAAGACCATCGACACGCTCCTTGGCAACATAGCCGATCATGCCGTTTCCAGCGAAGAGCTCGCGGAGCTCCTGCATGGAACGGGTCCCGCGATCGCCGATGTTGTAGTAGCTGTAATCGCCGAATGCCATCACAGGCTTCCCGGTGGCAAGCTCCGGTGCAAAGGCGCTGGTGTGAACCGCATAGCCAAGGAGTCTGTCCGGCTCCCCGGCCTGATAGGACGGCTGCCAGATATAGGCTCCGTTGTTGTCCTTCAGCTTCCGGAGTGCCGCAAGGGTCTGGTCGTTCATGATAAATGACGCCTTCTTCCGGTACGGACGCTTCAGGGCATAGACAAGATCCAGCACATCATCGGTACTGAGCTTGGTTCCAGTGAGAGTCTTGGCAACCGTGCCGCCATTTGTCTCATCAAAGAGACCGGTCGGCTTTCCCTTGCCATCACCGTTCAGGAACGCATCCTCCTCAGCGTTTGCAATCGCGATACCGAACTGGGTCGTGATGTAGCTGGCAAGATCGAACATGGAGTCATAGAGCAGCTCCTCGGTAACCTTCACTGCAACATGCAGCTTGTGGGCATCAAGGATCTTCTGACCGAACTTTGCATCTGTAAACTGGAGAGCTCCGCCCTCTTCGATCCATGCAGCCGTAGGCTTTGCCCCGGCGATGTTGATCTTGTGCTCACCGGAAGTGGTGATCTGGGTGGCAAGGCCTCTCATGATGTTCTCCTCGTTGAGGACATCGATCAGTCGGCTGTCCCACTCCTCCGGAACCAGATATCCGCCATCGGCATCCACGCCCTCCTGCAGGATGTCAGATACCTGATGGAAGTTCGTGCGCATGGCGGTCAGCATGTCCTTCGCATACTGGTCGGAAGCGCGGCCCTTCTTGACCTTCTCACCAGTGCTGGTCGGCATGTTAGAAAGCGGAGCAGAGGTCGGCTGGTTCAGCTGGGCCTCAATGGCGGCCTGACGGTTCAGTCGGTCGATCTCCTTGGTGAGATCCGTGATCTCCTTCTCCATGCGGTCATAAGTTGCATCATCTTCCGCAGAGAGAACACCGTTCTCTCCTCTGTGAGCTTCGAGGAAGGACTTCGCTGCCTCCCACGCTCTTGCTCTCTTTGCAATCAAATCCTGTACGTTCATATGTGTTTTCCTCCTCACATCATTGTGCGCAGCAGATTCAGACGATCCATGAGAGCATCCACGCTCCGGCCTTCCTCTGCTTTACTGATTACTGCGTAGTGTTTCTTCACCTTGTTGGTGAAATCAGCCGCCATCTGGCGACTGGAATAAAGGAATCCTGTGTGGATCAAATCCTTGTCCTTCTTCTCAGGATCCTCGGATTCCTGTGCCGGCTGATCTTCCTGTTCCTTGGATTTCTCCGGCTCTTTCTCATCCGGATCACCCTCGTCCGGCACTTTCTTTTCCTGCTCGTCTTCATGGTAAAGATCCGGGCGTTCCATCACGCGGTCTGCAAAATGAAGCTCGACCGCCTTGTTGGCGTCCATCCAGGTCTCATCATCCATGAGCTTTGAGAGCTTGTTCTTGGAAAGACCGGTCTTCTTCACATAGGCGTTCAGGATCGAATCCTTCACAGAATCCAGCATGGAAATCGCCTGCGCAAGGTCGTCCTTGTCCCCCATCGCCATCGTGGATGGGTTATGGATCATCAGCATCGATACCGGGCTTACCAGCACTTCATCTCCCGCCATTGCAATGACTGATGCTGCCGATGCGGCAAGGCCGTCGATCTTCACTGTGACCTTCTCCCCATAGGAAAGCAGCATGTTGTAGATCTGTGCCGCTGCCCAGACATCGCCGCCGGGAGAGTTGATCCAGACCGTGATCGGTCCTTTCCCGGAATCCAGATCAGACTTAAAAAGAGCCGGAGTGACGTCATCGTCAAACCAGCTCTCAGAAGCGATTGTTCCGTTCAAAAACAGAGTGCGTTCCGCAAGGCCTGGATCTTCACCATCCGGTGCCTTGTTCCGCACCCACTTCCAAAACTTGTTCATTAGCTCCTCCTTCCCCTTCTGCGGGGTTTTCTGTTTTCGGTATCTTTCTCCGGCTCCTGTTTCGGATCAGTCTCTTCCTGCTCAGGAGGATCCGTACCACCATTCGAACCGCTCTGCTGATAAGCTGCCCCTGCTGATTTCAAAGGCGTCATGCTGCCGTTCACGAGAAACAGGTTGCCTCCCTCTTCATCCGGAACAAGATCCATGTTCTCCAATCGCCGCACATCATTTACGCACAAGAATCCGTTGCTGATGCCGGTCGCATAGCCCTGCATCCTGGAGGCGTAGTTACCGCGGAGCAGTCCATCCACATTGAATCTGGCGTAATAGACCATCTTCTCCTCCCTTGTAAGGAGTGACCGGGAGATGGACGACTCGATTCGAGTGAGCCACGGCTGCAGACTGTAAGTCACGAATTCCAGCGACTGTTCCTCGATGTTACTGAACGTTGCGTGCTCCAGATCTCCGATCATATGCGGAGGAACGCGGAAGATTCGTGCGATCTCATCAATCTGGAACTTTCTGGTGTCCAAAAACTGTGCTTCCTGCGGATTGATGGAGATCGGCGAATACTTCATTCCCTCTTCCAACACCGCTACCTTTCCTGCATTCTGGCTGCCTCCGAAGGCTGCCTGCCAGCTGTCCCGTACCTTTTCCGGATCCTTCAGGATTCCCGGATGCTCCAAAACACCGGAAGGAGCAGCTCCGTTCTGGAAAAACTTACTGCCGTATTCCTCACAGGCCATCGAGAGGCCGATCGAATTTTTCGCCATTGCGATCGGACTGTATCCGACCAGACCATCAAACCCGAGGCCCGGGATCTGCATCACCTCGTGAGGAGACAGCTTCACAATCGTCTCCTTCAGGGTCGGTGCATCATCACCCTTGGACCAGAGATACTGGTAATAGATGTGTCCGGTCTCATCCCGATCCACGGTCATACGATTCGGCATCAGAGGATACAGAGCAGTAATCTCACCCTTGCCGTTTCGGATGATCTGAACGTAGGCGTTTCCCCACAAAAGGAGATGCGTCATCAGGGTTTCCCAGAAGGAGTATGCCGTCATCTCTTCATTCGGTTCACTGTGGAGTAAAAAATACAGCGGATGATCCGTTGCCTTCACTTTGCTGTCGTTCTCCTCCCTGTACAGGTGAAGCGGCAGGCTCGCCACAGCTTCTGCCAGAACCCGGACGCAGGCATACACAGCAGTGACCTGCATGGAGCTTCGCTCCGTCACAGTCTTCCCGGCTGTGGTGTGTCCGTAATAAGCGCGATACACACTGCCCGAGGTCGAGTCCTGAGGGTCTGCTCTCGCCTTCCTTCTGTGGAATAAATCTCTGAAACCCATTTATGCTTCCTCCATCAAAATGTGATCAGCCCTCGGCTGTCGTAAACACTCTCTTCATTCTCATGACGGACACAGCGGTCCAGCGCCATGATGGCCGCGACAATGCCGTCGATCTTTTCCGGTGACTTTGCCTTGGTCGGCTTGATGTTATCGGCTGCGTCCCGATCCACTACCACGTTCAGCGCCATCCATCGGAGGACCGGATTACCGCCGTGGATAATTTTTCCCTCCATCATCAGCTTGTAGAATTCCTTGGTCGGAGGGCTCATGTCCTTAAAGCCCTGACCGAAGGGAATCATCGTCATGCCGTCCCCTTCCAGATTGATGATGAGCTGGGTGGCATTCCAGCGGTCCACCGCAATCTCCCGGATGTTGTAGATCTGATACAGGTCCAGAATGAACTGCTCGATGAAGTTGTAGTCAATCACGTTTCCTTCCGTCGCCTTCATGTATCCCTGCTTCACCCAGACATCATAAGGAACCGACGCACGTCTTACCCTGATCGGGATTGTCTCCTCCGGCACCCAAAAGAACGGCAGGCAGATGTATTTCTCATCCTCGGTGCGAGGAGGGAACATCAGAACCAGTGCCGTGATATCTCCGGTGCTGGAGAGATCGAGTCCGCCGTAACACTCCCTGCCACGAAGGCTGTCCAGATCGATCGGCTGATTGCCCTGATCAAAGACCTGCTCCGGGATGAAGGCGGTCGTACTGGACACCCACATGTTTAAGCGCAGCTGCTTGAACACAGCTTCCTCTGCGGGATTTTCCAGTGCCTCATGGTAATGCTCCCGGACACGGTCAATGTCGATCGTCTGTCCGAGGCTCGGATTTGCTTTGTACCAGTTCTTCTCATCGTGCCAGTCTTCTCCTTCTTCCAGTCCATAGACGACTGGATAAAATGTATGATCCACTCTCTGACCGGAGAGGATATCTTTTGCCTTCTGGTGCAGCTCATAGCAGATCGAGTTCTTATCGGTTCCGGCAGTCGTAATCAAAAAGTACAGCGGCTGCTCTCTTGCATCACCAGAGCCTTGTGTTAAAACGTCATATAGCTTTCTTGTCGGCTGTGCGTGGACCTCGTCCAGCACAAGACCCGAGACATTCAGACCATGCTTCGTTCCCACCTCTGCCGAGAGAACCTGGTAGAATCCGGCATTGCTGTAATTCACAATCCGCTTACTGGCAGCCATGATCTTAGAGCGCTTTAAAAGCGCGGGTGTCATGTTCACCATCTGGTGGGCGACATCAAAGACGATGGACGCCTGCTGCCGGTCTGCAGCTGCACCGTAGACTTCAGCGGATGGCTCGTTATCTGCATACAAAAGATACAAAGCAACCGCAGCAGCAAGCTCCGACTTTCCGTTCTTTTTTCCGATCTCGATATAGGCGGTCCGAAACTGCCGCTTGTCATCCGGCTTTACAATCCCGAAGAGATCCCGGATGATCTGCTCCTGCCACGGCAGAAGCCAGAAACGTTTCCCGGCCCACTTGCCTTTGGTGTGGCGGAGCATTTCGATAAACTTTACAGCCCGGTCTGCCTTCGCCGCATCATAATGCGATGTCGGCAGCATGAATCGGGTTGGCTGATAGCCCGTGAGCTTTGGCATATCCTCAGGATGTTCCTCCATTACGGATCACCTCCTAAGAGCTCCTCCATTTCATCGCCCGTCTTCTTTTCACCTGCATCCGCGATCAGCCGCGATCTTGATGCCGGCGTCAGACCAAATTCGGTAGCAAACTTGCCCATCTGTTTCATGTAGGTTTGCGCGATGGATACTTGCGGAACCTGCTGCCAGTATCCGGAAGGCGTCCGGACGAGGGAGCCATGTTCCGTGATAAATTCCTCGGCTTCTTTCCATCTCGCGTAGGACTGGCAGTAAGCTGCGAAGGCGGCCATATCGACTTCTGTCAGAACACCGATCGCCTCCATCTTTTTTGCGAGCCTGTGCCACTCCTTCCGTGCATCTTTGCTGAGCCATTTCGGGCAGGCAGGTGCTTTCCGCTCAGGCTTCGGCTCGTTCTCATTCAGTTTTCGTTTTCCCGGATTTCCTTCCAGCTCCTTGATTGCCGTAGGAGTCGGCTTTCTTCCTCTGGTCGCCATAAGAGGCACCTCCTTTCCCGTAAAATTCTGTATCAAAAAAGGACCGCCGAAGCGATCCAGACCATGTGTGTACGAGAGAAGGAGCCTTCCGGCTCCCTCTCGGCGCTTTCTTATCTGAAGTTGTTCATGATGGCTAAAAGCGCAAGCTGTGCGTTTTCGGATTCCGGCTCGATGTCCCAGCCTCTGTTATCGATAATTCCTGATAACAGAGGTTATCAATACTTTTGAGTTATCACGAATAATTGCATGCATCGCTGTTT